GGTCCTTGAACAATATTACTTGGAGCTGTTTCATCATATGCTACAGCTGGACCTTGTGATGAAACACCTTCAGTTGGTGGTTCCACTGGTAATCCACCAATAGATTGTATAGTTCTAATTGGTGCAGTTGGTGTATTTGGTTTTGGTGTAGGTAATTGTAAAGTTGAAGCAACTGGTGTATTTGGTATAGTTTTTACTGTATTAGATGTTGAACTAACTACTGATTGAGCTTGTGTCTTTGGGTTTGTAGTCTTTGGTGAATATATTGATTGTATATTTGACTTCACTTGAGACCTACCTGGAGTAGTTATGTTTGATGGTGATTGGGCACCACCACCGCCAGTACCAACATTTGACATCATTCTGGTTGTCGTTTGTTGTGAACTGGTTTTTTTACCCTTACCTTGTTGTGACTCTTCAGTTCCAACATCAAAGTTAGGAAACTCTCCTTTAGCTCTTGCCATACTAATTTAACCTTATTGGTTTTGTTTTATTAATCATTATCTTATATCTTGTGCTCTATCTTGTAACGCACCATCAGCTGCAAATTGTTCTTCTTCAGTACCATTTTGTATATACCAAATTAATTGTGAATTTGAATAATCTGGAACCTCACCATTCACATTATAATCATCAAGGAAAGTTGAATCAGTAGAATCATCTTCGGTATCATCATCTGGTAAATCTGAATTATCAAAGTCTTCTAATCCAGTTACTTTATACATACTTGGAATAACTATTTGAGCTCCTACCATATTTTGGGTAAAACCTCTATCAGTATCGGAAATTTCAAATTCCATTATGTCTAGTTTTTTTGAATCAAATTGTGCTCTACCTGTTGGTGAATATTGAATCGTTTCACCCATTTCAACAAACTCATTTCTGTATGGTTCGTATGATATCATATTGTCAAGTTCTAATATAAACTCATCTCTATCTGGTGCAATGTCCGTGATGTTGTATTTCTGTTCTCTAACAAAAAGTTCTTCTAAATTTGCACTATTGGTATTATCTCCTTTTGATTTATAAAATCTTGGTTTACCTTCATCAACGATTCGTTTAACTTCTCCAGTGTAAACTATACCATTTGAATCAACATATATTGGTCGTTCTCTACCTGCTAGTCTTCTTAAAAATTTATAAGTTACATCATATTCACCATCACGAAATCCTAAATCTCTTAGGTGTTGACCAACATTAATATCAATGTGGTTTCCTTCATCTATGAAATCAACTTCATTTAAAGCTAAAACTTTATTGACTAACAAATTACCACCTGTGTCGTAAACGTGTAACATCAAAAAGTCGTTAGTGGTATCTCTACCAAAACTACTATATATACGAGTAGGTGATGAAAATGTGTCTCTTTCTTTTTGTGATAATCCGTATTCTTTTGCCATCTTAACTCTTTATGTTTTTATCTATAACATATGGAAATCCAAGTTTTAACCAAACTTCTTGACCTTTTAGTGTTCTGTACAAATGGTCTTCAATGATTTCATCATATCTCATTTTCTTTAAATCTTTTTTAATTTCTTTAAATCTTTTCTTACTGATACCTCGGACATTTCTTTTTTTATTTAATCTAAATTCTTCCCAACCTTCGGCATTTTTATTTAGTTCATTTTTTCTAACAAACTTATATCTCTTTCTTTCACTTAAAAAGAACTCTTGTAGTTTAGCATTTAGTTTTGCTGTTGATGTAGATTCGTCTAAGTCTTCACCGAATATCTCACTAACAACTTCAACAAGATAATCTCTATTGGTAAGAATTCTTTCTACAACTTCATCATCAACTGAATCTTCTTCACCAGTATCACCATCACCTGAATCATCGTCTTCGAGGTCTTTGGGTTGGCCATAATATGTAAATTCTGAGTCTAAGGTTCCGTTAAAAAAATATTGTGTGTTTGGTAATCTCACCTCTTGAAATTTCTCTTCAAGTGCAACTCCTGGTACATTACTTTCAAATGATACTAAGTTACCATTTTCATCTCTTGGTGTAACATTGGTGTTTACTGAACCTGATATTTCTGACTTCTTAGTAATGTCTTCTATGAATGACTGATATTCATTTCTATCAGCATTAATCATATTATCATATAGTTCTGATTTTTTAGCTGCGTCTGATGGTAAGTAAGGCATTTTATCTCACTACTCTAAATTCATAATTGTCATCATAGAAATTAATTTGTTCATCAGTTGTTCCACTACCACTAGCGACCTTAACACAAAAACGATAATTTCTTTCTGCTTGGAATCCGTTCATCTGAACTCTGAAAAAATTACCTGTGGAATCACAACTAACTTTTGAACCACTACCAAATGGTATGATTACTTCCTCAGTATCAGCATCTCTTACTTCATAAAATATAGAACCACTTGGTAAATATTTTACACTAAGTTCTGCTGGTGATGTACCAAATGTAGTAGTAGGGTATAACTCTCTACCAACTAATCTAAATTTAACAATTGAGTTTTCTTTATATTCGGTTCTTAAATTTTTAAAATAAACTTTTAGACTTTCTAAATCTGTTGAACCCAATCCTGATAAACTTCCTGTTGACCAACTTGAATCGTCCCAAACTGCTTCCAATTTAGGTGGATAGATTGTATGTGTTTCTCTACCAAAATATTTTAGGTTTCCTAATCTATCTGAACTAGCTTCATCTTTTGTAGTGTCACTACCTGAATTGTATGAGAATGTAGAATCTGTTGGTGTAATGGATTGTCTCTTTATAATAAATCCGTTGTTTGGATAAACTGATGATGAATAAACAAAGTTATTAACTAAGTCCGTAACATCTGCTCTAATATCTTTTTTGTCAAAAGTTAAATCATAAGATGAACTAACTTTATATTGACCAGTTTGTGAAGTGAACCAAGAACCTCCGTCAGTCAATACTGAACCTGTAACCCAAGGTGTTGATTGTTCTTCATCACGATAACGATAACTAGCTCCGTCTCTCGTAACTGGTGTGTGGTCAAGTTTACCTGTTCCTTGTTTCCAACTACCACTAATCATATATACAAAAATACTTTGTTCTGCTTCAACTTCTTCTGAAGTTGCATCAAATAAATTTAAATAATATTTTGTAGTAGAAGGAATCTTTCCGTCTTGTATAGATTGTGATATGTAAGATAAGTCAAAGTCAATCAATACTCTTGATACATTTTGGACATTTCCATTATCACTTACAACTTTATTAATTTCTAATATTTCATCTAATCCTGTATTGATAGAACTGGTTGTTCCACCTGAATAAATTGTTGTGTCTCTTTTTCCAAATTCAAAATAATGCATTATCTATCTCCTACCACACTACCCTCAATGTCTGTATTAGGGAATTTAAGTTCAAATATACTTGGGTCTAATGAAGGATATATAACTCCGTCTTTTGATGCAGAATTTATATCATATATGTTTCCACCATACCCGTTTGTAACTAAGTGTTTATTTTCTATTAAAATTAAATCTTTATTAGGATTGTTGGTTTCTGGTGGAACTAATGATACCACCCCATCCACTAATGAAATCTGATATGCTAAATCACTCAATATAATTGGTTGATTAATTTGCCATTTATCAGTAGAGAAAAATTGCTTTACCTTTTGTATTGCTCTAAACAATACATCATTTTTGTTAAATCCTCTCTTAACAATAATATTAAACTTTACCCCCACATTAATAATGTATGCGTCTTTAAGATTGATAGCATCCGTTAATACTCTATATTGTGATAAGTAAAGTTTTAAATTTTCTTTTACAGCTGTATTGAGTCTTACTAATTTTTTACTTGAGTCATATCCTAACAAATACATATTTAAAGCAAATGGATTTATATTATCAGCGTTTCTGTTGACTCTTTGTGCTATTCCATCAATAACTTGTAATTGACCAGACTCTTCTAATTGTTCATCTTGAACAACAAAAGCTTTTGATATATTACCATACTTCTGTGGTAATGAATAAACTCTTGTAATGTAGTCTGCTCTGGTTACGGCTCTGTTCTGTGCATTAAAGTATGCTGCAGCGTTTTCTCTTATTTGAGATATAGTTTCCATAGAAGAACCACCTGTTGCTGGTGATTCATTAGTTACTGATAATGAAGCCTCTGATGCAGCTCTTAAGGTAGCGTTTAAATTTTCAGTTGATATCGTGTAAGACTTTCTTGAAAATGAATTGATAGTTCTTGAACCAACATTATGGTCTATTGTACCACCGTGACTATAAACTACCGTCAATGTAGTATTACTTGGTGCTAGTCCGAATGTTTCTGTTTTCATAAAATTAGTCGGGTCAAATGACTCATCTAATCTTGATACACCTTGTCCTAATCTTGAACCCACATTATCTGGATTTGGTATTATTTCTTCATCTGCATTATCACTAATACCTGAACCAAATCTTACTTCTGTTTTGTTGTCTTCTCTAACATAAGTTGTAAATCTTCTTGATGTTTTGATTAACTTTAATAAGTAAGGTGTATCGTTTTGATATGATGATAAGCTTGGGTCATTAAGACTTGTATTTTCCATAGAATCAAATACAGTATCTTGAGCTAAGAATGGAACTTGATACCAAGTATTTCCATCACTATCCGTTACTGATATAATTTCTGTAATCTTATCATTAGATAAAACTATTTTATCAAACTCTTTAGCATTACTAAAAGTAAATGACTCTGACTCTCTTTGACCAGAAACAGCTAATCCCCTTTTAGTAAGTCTGTAATTCGTAGGATTTGTTCCGGAAGATGGTTGTAACATTTCAACACCCATCGTATCTAATGAACCCGAAAAGTTAAAGTTAATGTCATCTAATAAAGTAAATGTAGTTCCGTTAGAAGCTTCAATGGTTGTTCCACCACTTAAAACTCCAGCGTAATCTAAGTCTGGTTGAAATACATTACCACCTATATCTTTTGATGGTACTTCAACACTAAATGTTAATTCTACGGTAGCGGGAGTTGCCAACTTTGGTGTATAACCATATGATTGTGCAATCGCTAATACATTTTTTCTTTCTTCAGCAAATTGTAGAAGTGTTTCTCTAAATTGATTATCTACATAATAATTTAATACATCTCCGACATAAGATGCCATTTCAACAAACATCATACCTGGTGATGCTTCATTGAAATCATTGTATTGGTTTGGGAAATAGTTTTTCGCAAACTCTATTAAGTTTTCTCTAATATCTGTAAAATCTCTACCGAGATAATTTACTTCTTTTTTTACTATTTTTTTGTTTGTCCCAAAGTCTGACATTTTTATTCTCCAATTCTAAAGTCAAAGCTTAATGTTTCTATCGTATCTGGATTTAAAGGTACGGAAAATTCAATTTGTACATTGACTTCATTTTTTTCTTGTACGGTGAATACATTGATTATATTAATATAAGGTAAAAAGGTATCGGTTGTTGAACGAACAACTTCTTCAACTCTGTTCGGTATGTCTTGTCCTTGTTCAAATACAATTGACTTTAATTGACTTCCGAAGTTTGGTTGCATAATCCTTTCTCCTGGTGTAGTTAATAATAGGTTTCTTAGATTGTGTCTTGACTGTTCTAATACTGTCTTCGTTTTACGAAAAAAACCTTCAGTATCGGTATAGTCAAGTGGGAATCCTATTCCAACATTCTTATCTTCGTTTCTATCTATTTCTCTTACACTTCTTGCCATTGTTTACCTTTATGGTCTGAAACCACCTTCACCTGATTTCTTTTTATTAATTGCTTTCATCAAACCAGAATAATCACGAGTTAGTGCATTTTGAACTTCATCAGGAACTGCATCTACTGAAACACCTGCTTTCTTGATTGTGTCAACTGCTCCCATTTCTCTCGCTCTTTCTTTATTCTGTCCCATACCTAAATCTCCATAACCCAATACATCTGCCATATTATCACTTCCTAATACTCCACCCCCTAATGTAGGATATTCATCTGTTTGTGATGAACCCAATGGTTTTGTATTGTTCAATACTTCATTTAACACTTTGTTTTTTGTGTATTGTTTTTTAGGTTGTTTCTTGACTACCTTTTTAGGTGTAGGTTTAGAAATCGCTTCTGATAGTTTGATTTCTTTATCTTCATTAATAAATATCTCGCTTAATTGTTTTTTGATTTCTTTACGAACAATTAATTCAATTATATTTTTTAATTTATTTTTGTTCATTTTTGCTCCTGTTTTGTTAAATTTAAAATCTTTCCATATGATTTCATTAGTTCTAAATCATTTTCACCTGTTGCGGTTTCTGATAAGTAATTTTCTATTTGAGTAAACGCTCCATTTTCTCTTGCTTTAATTATATCCTTTTCTTTAAGTTTAGAACTTTTAAACATTGACAAAGTATCTTCTCCACCTGGTATCGATTGAAGTATATCTGATGGTACACTTTCCAATGTATTTAAAATAGCAGTTCTATCATTACTTTCAAGAGCGTTATTTATAAGTTGTGCGTTTTCTAAAAGTGGTGCATTATCACTAACTACCTTTTCTAATTTTTTTATATTTTCGTCAATACCCTCAGAAAAAGTTTGTATGTCTCCAACTATATTTTTAATTCCAGCCGGTATCGGTAATGACGCTGCAATTTCTTCTGGTGTCTTTGTAGTAAGTATTTCCTTTTCTAAAAATTCTAAATTTAATGTAGCTTCTATAAAGTTTTTTGCTCCTTCCAAACCTTTAACAATATCTTTTACTCCAGAAGGTAATGTTGCTGGATTAGATAATTTAGGAACTCCTAAAGTTAGTGCTTGAAATAATTTTTGTATTCCCATAGTTTGTTTTAAAAATCCAGACATATTTAATTCTGGAAATGGAATACCTTCTTTTGTAGAACTTAAAATCGTACCACCATTCTTGATATCAAATTCAATAGTGCTGTTTCTTGGGTTTAATACTATATTACTTTCTGATTCAATGTTTACATCACCTTGACTTGAATTAATATTAATATCCTTATCGGCTATTAAATCAATTGTATCATTAGCACCAACCACAAATTTATCAGATAATATTTGAACTCTTGGTTCTTCAATATTAGTCATTGATAATAGTGAACTATTGTTATTTATTTGAATAGAACCCGTATTCTCAACACTTCCTAAATTAATGTAATTGTCAAATCTACCCTGTAATAGTGTATCACCAATTTTAACATCTGCATATGATGGTTTAATATCTATAAAGTTTTTACCTCTCGATGAATCAGAAGTTTTGTTTTCTATTTTTGTACTTTCATTAAAAGCTTCAAAATTTATATCTCTAATATCTTCACTTAATCTTGATAAGTAGTAATGATTCCCTTTATACTCTATACCTAACCACAATTCGCCTCGTAATGGAAACTGAATTATGTTGGAATTTAGTGGTAAGATTGTTCTATCTTCAATTTCCTCGATTGTATCACCTTGTTCAGATACAACGTACCTACCAGTAACTTCACCTACATTGATGTCATCAACACTAACAACTTCAAAAATTTCCAACTCATAAAACCTTTCAGATTTTTTTAATTGTTCAAGTATTGCATACAATTCATTCTTAGTAACATATGAATTGTCAAATACCGTATCCAGTCCAGACATTTCACCTGTTTTTGTATAGGCCATTAATTTTCCTTACTGATTGAATTTTCTATTTCGTCTTTTTTGATTTGTAACTCTTGAACATCTGTTTCTATTGCGTCCATAAGTTGATTTTTTTCTGCTTCTGTTAAACCGAACTCATCTCCTGAATCTGATGCTCTTTTTTCTGCTGCTGTAATTCTTTGAACGATTGTTGCCAATTTAACAAGTTGTTCATCGTTCTTAACATTGATTTCCAAATACTCTTTTAACATAGGGATAATCTGAACGGCCGTATC